TCAGCAAAATGATACTCTTGAAAAAATATCTCTTAGAGAATATGGAACTGTTGCTCGTTGGGTAGAGATAGCTCGTCTTAATAAGTTAAAATATCCATATATTTCGGATACAGCTTCAGATGGTGTGAAAGCCTATGGCGATAAGCTTTTAGTAGGAAGGTCATAATGGCTATTATAAGAAATAAAGAATATAGTATAACGAAGAATCTTTCACACGCTGAAAAGGAGCTTGGGGTTGATTTAAAGTTATCACCTAATGGCGATATTGAGATAAGCAATCTTAAAGACCTTAAGTTAGTTGCTGGTGTAGAAAATGCAGCTCAGGCTTTAAGGTTAAAGCTCGAAATAGAAAAAGGCAGCCTTCCTTACCATCCCAACATCGGGACCAGTTTACAAATAGGTGAGAAGACTAAAGACGCTTTTGCGATTAAAGTGTCTGCAATATCTTCAATATTAGCAGATCCTAGATTTGTAAATGCCAGGGTGAATGTTTCTGTTACGGGCGGGGTTTATATTTTGGATTTATATGTTACACTTAAAGGTGCGGATTTCGAAGTCCCGCTTCAGTTGGCGTTGGTAAACTAATGGCGGTTGTAAAAATAGTTGAAGTGGGAGATAATATATTTGCATAAAATTTTAAGTGGAGTAGTGCGATATGGCATTTAAGCCTAAGTCTCATGCAGAAATTGTAGCTAGTATGGCAGCTAAAGTAGCTGCTGAAACTCCTATTACGGATTTTAATCCAGGTTCGGTTATTTTAACTTTGCTTGAAGCTGCGGCACAAGAGGATTTTCAGCAGTATGTAGCAATGCTTGAAATTATTTTAGCCTACAACCTAGACACTACTTCTGGGGCCGATCTTGATAAAAGGGCAATGGAGTATGGGCTAACCCGCCTTTTAGCGCAACCCCATAGCGGTTATGTTTCTATTATAGATACTCGATTTAATAAGATATTTAGTAAAATTTACGCAGGTCTTCCTGGTCCTACTGCAGGCTCAAATATAGTTAATGTGGACGATGCTTCTAGTTTCCCAGCAACTGGTGCGGTGTACATAGGTCGAGGAACTGCTAACTCAGAAAGTGTTATTTCATATTCTACTCCTCCAGTAAATAATGGTTCATATTGGACGATTACACTTGATACAAATCTTACAAAAGACCACGGTACGGACGAAACTGTAATTTTAGCTCAGTTTGGAGATCGCACGGTTCCTGCTGGCACTGAAGTTCGCATTCCGCCGAATGATTTTAGTGGGGCTGTGTTATTTGAGCTTAATCAGTCAGTGACACTTTTAGATGGTGAAAACCGTGTTGATAATGTTTTAGTGACTGCCTTACGAGCTGGGGCTTTTTCAGTGCCTTCGGACTCTATTACGGAGTTTGTTAATGCTCCTTTTCCTAATGCGGCAGTTACGAATCCTCTTCCATTTGTTAACGGACGTGATGAAGAAAGTGATCAAGAGTTACGAGATCGTATTAGGGACACCATACAATCATTATCACGTGGAACGGCTGATGCTATTCGTACCAGGATTATTGGGCTTGTAGATCCAAACAGTAATAGTAGGGTTGTTTCTGCTAATATTATTCCTCCTGTTGTACTTGCTGATGGGCCTACTAAGGTTTATATTGATAATGGTCGGGGACTTGAGCCAGAGCTTAATGGAGTAGGTCTTGAGACTTTAGTGACTAAAGCTAATGGTGGGGAGTCTTTTGTTCAATTAAAAGAGTTTCCAGTCGTTAAAGCTAGTGTAGTTTCTCAGTTAGCCGAACCTTTTAATTTATCAGGGAACGAGACTTTAATATTTAGAGTAGGTAATGAAGAAGAAGTTTTTAGTTTCCTATCTAGTGATTTTAAAGTCCCTGGTAAAGCCAAAGCTATAGAAGTTTCTCAGGCTATTAATAAGCGTGCAAATCTCGTTGAGGCTAGAACAATTACTGAAAATGGTCTGCGTAAGATTTTCATTACTCCAATAGCTCGTACTAATGAAGAACTTACAATCCTTGATTCTTCAACCGCACAGCCGTTTTTTAACTTTAATACCAAAACGGTATTCACTTCTAAACTCTACAAAAATGATAAACTATTAAGTAAGGATGGTACCACCGCGTCGGTGATAAGTAATCAGCAACCGTTTAATTTGTCTACTAATGTGGTGACTACGACGGATGGTGATTTTACTTTAACATCAGGTTCTAGGATAGTTATTAAAGGTAGCGCAGGTTCTGGGGTGAATTCCATTTTGGATCAAATTCAACCAGGGGATTATGTCAAACTTTCCACAGCTTCGAATAGCTTTTATACTAAGGTTCGTACCGTAGTTAGTAATACAAAATTTATATTAGAAGATCCTTATCCAGCAGGCGGATCTGGTACTGGAAATATAACGATATGGAATAGTCCTCAAATTGAGATTGCTGCTAATGGCGAAGAGGATGATACGGAATTAGTGAGTTTCGGACCTAATGATTTTGGAAATCCTACTCAAGCTCAAGCTTCTGAAGTTGTTGCGAGGATGAAAGCTGAAGTTAATCAATCTAAGGTAGAACTCGCAGTAAATTCTACTAGAGTTAAGGTTTTATCTGAGATTGAAAATAGTGCCTCATCTAGTATGAGGATTGTAGGCGGTGGGGCTTCATTAGCTCTTGGTTTTACGACCGTGTCACCTTTAAGTGGAACTTTAAGCTTAAGTGGGGGTTCAAAACTCGTAACAGGAGTTGGTACTAAATTTTTAACTGAGCTTGAAGAGGGTCAGTGGATTAAAGCTGATTCCCATTCTATCGGATCTTGGACTAGGGTAGAGACTATTGAGAACGATTTTACCCTTTATTTAAAAGATGGCTATAGGGGGCCTACTGTAAGCGGTGCTTCTTGTAGTAAGATTAACAAGGGTACTCTTGTTAAAGGTAGCAATAAAGATTACGTACTTAATCGTTCTAACGGAATGATCGAATTATCACAGCCTTTGGCGGCTGGTGATACGTTGACCATAGGCTCAATAAACACTAGGGCATTTGTAGAGTCTTCACCAGAGGCTTTTAATTTTTCAACCCTTGGCTCCTCTTCCACTCTAATTGTGAGAGTTGATGGTGGGTTTGTAGGGTCAGTGGATACTGGTGACGGAACCCCTCCATATAACACTTTTATCTCAAATTCTTTGAAAAACTATCCCACTGGCTTTTTTGTTGGATTCCATATTGAATTTACTAGCGGGAACAATATTGGACAGACTGACACAGTAGCCAGTTACAACCCCGTAACAGGTCAGTTGACTTTAGTAACTGGTACTTCAAATGCTATTTCGGTTGGAGATAAGTTTGTTCTATCTCAAATCATTACATTTAACCACGCTGTTGACTTTGTTAGTCCTGCTAACGTGCTTGCTTCTGAGGTCGTCTCGGCGATTAATGCAAAGCTTTTGGGCGGGCGTGCTAAGGTAAATTCTATAAATCACTCAGTGAGATTACAAACTACTTCATTTTCTGAATTCGGTTCTTTACAGGTTATTGGCGGAAGTGCTAATGGCGTTTTACACTTTCCTTTGGGACTTCAAACAAATCAAGAGCCTAATTTAGCGTTCACTCTTTCTGGTAATTCAGATCGTAAGGGACTTTCCAATGCTTTGGGTTATACATTAGGACCAAATCAATCATTAGTTGTGATTGTTGATGGTGATGTAGTTAATAAGACTTTTGTGGTTCCGTCTTCAATATCAGCAACAGTGACTACTGGCGGATCTCCGTTTACTGCTTCAGGTTTAGTTGCGAATTATCCAACTAATGGTTTCTTTAATGATTATTGGGTTTATTGGACTAGTGGTAGTTTAGCAGGAAGTTTACAAAGGGTAGTTAATTATAACGGAGCTCTTGGACAATTTACGGTAGCGAATGTATTCCCTTCTACTATAAGCTCGCCATCTGCTGGTGATAATTTCGCACTTGTTCCAAGAACTGCTGAAAACACTATTTCTCATTTAAGTAATTTGAATGTTTCTACGATTTCTACGGCACTTGATGCAGAAGTTACAGGAATAAGTGGGGATTTTGTTCAGTTAGTGACAAAAACTCCAGGCTCTAAAGGAAAAGTTTTTGTTTCAGGTGGAACTGCAAATCGTATTGAAATTCCAATTCAAACTATCGTTGCAGGCCCTCCAGTAAACGACGTGACTGTAAATTCCATCGCAGGACTTTCAAAAGGCTTGCCTGTAAATCTTAGGGCTGGCGGTTCAGTAACTACTGGTGATGCTTCGCCGCCTTATGATACCTTTGTTTCATCAGCATTTATTACAACACTTCCATCATATTTTAATGGTCTTGAGCTTGAGTTTACTTCAGGTCTAAATGCTGGTCATAAATCTATAATAAGCTCTTATAACCATACAACTGGACAGTTTGTACTTGCAACTCCTGCTGGGAATGCTATTCAAGTTGGAGATTCATTTGTCATTAATAGGCCTGCTTTTGTAGTAGGTATAGTTGGAACTTCAGCACCTTATACTGTTTCCTTGAATGATTCCACTAACGCCCCTATTGATGTAAGCGGTTATACTCCTGGGCGACAAGGTACTATTGCGGATTTAAATGGTTTAAACTTTCAACGTGTTCAAGTGGAAGGTACAGATGGTTATAAGTACTACACTGGTTTAATTCAGCGCACACAATGGACTATAGACGGTCTGGATCGAGATCCTAGTAATTATCCAGGTATTGGTGCAGCAGGAACACAGTTTGAAGTTATACCTCCAGTTTTAATTAATGTTCGTTTGGTTATGAATGTTACTACTGAGGAAGGTGTTAGCTTATCTTCAATACTTAACGAGATTCAAAGTGCGGTGTTAGGTTATGTTAACTCCAGGAAAGTAGGACAAGAAGTTGTACTTTCAGAAATTATAGCAGCAGCGCAATCGGTGAACGGAGTCTTCGATGTTGAGATTCTCAATCATACTGAGAATATAGTAGTAGCTGATGGTGAGCTTGCTCGCCTAGCAGCAGAAGATTTGGTGATCGGTTAAGATGAGTAAGTTTAAGCGTTTAACTCAAGCTTTACCTGGACTCTATAGACCCGAGGTCAACACTATTGTTGGTGGTTTGTTGAAAGCTTGGGGTTTAAGTGACGATGATATAGTTGTTCAGTTAAAAGAGGCAAAAAAGCAATTATTTGTCCAAGAGGCCTCAGATCGTTATCTTGATTATTTGGCAAGCAACGTAGGTGTTAGTAGGGCGGCCGAGATGGGAATTGAGGACTCGGATTTTAGGGGACTTATTCCTGTATTATCTTATCATCCGAAACAGGTTAGAAGGACTATCATTTCATTGCTTGATGTTTTTTGGGGGCCTGGTTTTACAAGGGCTAATATTAACAGCGGGAATATTGAACCTTATAACCTTTCCAATGAGACGACTTTAACAGGTCAAGTTACTTTTAAAATGAATGATGTTAATGTCACTGGAGTTGGAACGCAGTTTTTATCTGAAGTTCAACCAGGCTCATATATTAAAGCTTTAAGTGCGTCTGGTAAATTATATGCTAAAGTTTCTGCTGTTATTAGCAATACGCTTCTCGTATTAAGTAGTGTACCGTCTAATATGCCTAATTTTATTAATGTGACTGCGGTGAAGGCGGACGTACTTGATTTAGAGTATGAAGTTGATCACGGGGCGGATAAACGTAAGATTCGTTTTAAGCCTAATGCGTTTGAGGATCTTACTACTGTTTCCTTACAAGAACTTGTGAATGCTATTAACAGTGATCCTGAGCATAATAAAAACATCACAGCATCTATATTCTCTGATCCAATTGCGGGGAATAAACTCAATTTACGAACAAATACTCCTGGGCTTCACGGCTCGATTCAAATTTTAGGTGGTACGGCTAATACTCCTGCTCGTTTAAATTTTAGTTTAAGTAAGAAAACAGAGACTAAATGTTCAGTTTATGAAGTAAATCCTAATGAGATTGTTATTCGCATCCCTTCTTCGGTGCCAATTCTCCGAAGGAAGTTACAAGGTAGCGCCCATCCCAAGGAAGTTAAAGCTCAGATTTTTTCTAATGAGGCTACTTTCAATTTTTCTACACTTTCGCCGTCTTCTACTTTAAATATAACGATTGACAGTACTCCTTATGTAGTTACGTTTACGAACGCAACTGATTTTGCTAATCCTAGTGCTGTTACGGCTGACGAGGTTGTTCGTGTTATCAATCAGCAGCTAACTTTTTTACATGCTTTTAGTGATAGTGTGTTTGGCAGAAACAGGGTAGGATTACGTACAACCGAAGGTTCTTCGGAGTATCAGGTTACGGGTGGTACGGCTAATACTGTTTTAGGGTTTCCTACAACCTTACAGCAAGATCCCGATATTATCGTCACTGATTATCCTTCTGCTTATATTTTTGATCCTACAGGTCAATTATTTACAGTTACGGGCAAAACCACAAAAACTTCTACATTAATTTCTGAAGGTACTTTGAGTCCTACTATTTCAGTTCTCAACGCGTCAAATTTCCCCAACCGACCAGGTCAATTTTTATTGAATTTTGGACGAAACGACCAGGAAGGCCCGATTCAGTATAATTCTCGACCAAATAACTCAACTTTGTTAATTGACGCTTCTTATATGTTTCAAAAAACCCATCCAGTGGGGACTATGGTAAATTATGTTATGGATACTCCCACACTTCCCAGAATTACGGGGGATGATTATCCTGTATTTGTTACAGGTACTCAGGAAGCTAGGGCTGCTGCTGAGAAGTTAATTAAAAAGCTATTAGCGGCAGGGGTTGTGATTCGTTTTATAGTAGAATTTCCAGAGGTGCTATTTGAATGTTCTTGTAGAGGCTGCGGGCCTAGTGATAGTCCAGATGTGGTGGGAAGTCGTTCAAGCTTGCCGCCGTTAATATTTTAGGATAAACTGTAGTATGATCGTGTTAAAATTAACATTAAAGAATAAAAAGAGTATAAGGAAAGAATAATGGCATTATTACAACGAACCCGAATACTGCCTAACCAGCGTCTAGATTTACCTGATTATCGAAATATTGAGGATTTTGTTTGTGCTGATTTTAAAGCTATTCATAAGTATATTTGGTCTAATAATAACTTCGTAATTTCAGGCTTCAATGCTGCAGGAACTGGTACTACTACCCTTTCAGTGACTATTGCTAATGCTGCTTGTGTGTTAGGGCAAGATGATGGGGTTGTATATATCGGTGCTCCATCTCTTAGCAATCTTACTACTAATGCTTTGACTCCTGGGGCTACTAATTACGTTGAATTGATCATAGACAAAGATACTGGTGGAGCGGATTCTCGTGCGTTTTGGGATCCCACTGCTAATGGAGGCTTAGGAGGAGAGTTTTCCCAGATCGTTGATACTTATGTATTTTTAAAACCTAAATTCGCAATTAACACTTCCAATTTTACTGGGGATGCGAATAAGATTAGGATTTGTAAAGTTGTAGTAGATGGTTCTGGAACTATTACGAGTATTGAAGATAGTCGTAACCTTTTATTCAGACTAGGTAGGAGTGGTAATCCAGGTTTTACATTTCCTTGGTCGTCTAGAACAGAGCCTGCGCTTACTAGTTTTACTGGGGCTGATAAGGATATTAAGAATTTAAAGCAATGGATGGACGCTGTTATGGACGGCCTGAGAGAAATCAAAGGCACGACCTATTGGTATGAGGCTCCAGCAGTTGCCTTCCCAGGTGCTTTTGCTAATCCTAGTCTTTCTGTGCTTGCTGGCGCAACTACCAGTGCTAGAATTGCTTGGGACGGAGCGTTCCTTGAGATCACTGATGATGCTTTAGTTCAGGCGACTACGGATGTTATTGCTTATCTTCGTATTTTTTCAACTTCGGTCGATCTTAAATTAACTAGACAAGCAGGTGCTCACAAAATTCCTCTTGCAAATCACGAGGTTCTTTGGATAGAAATACCAAGTCCTTACGTTAATACTACTTATGATGGTATAGGATTAACTTCTTCTAATTATCGAATTTCCGCTCTTGGTTCGGTACCGCTAGATGAAAATTCGTATTGGCTTGCGTATCGTGAGGGGTCTAAACTTTATGTGAGAGGTTTAGGGGAGCTTGATCCTGGTGAGTCTGTAGAGATTACAGATCAAG